CAACCAGTCAGGGACAACTAAAGAAGGATCAGCGCTCGTTTTTCCAGCCACGGAAGCGCTGAAAATCCCCTGCACTTCGATGTTATAATTCGGCAAGTTTGCGCTGTTGCCGAGGGATATTCCAGCTCCCGCGATATAGGCAAGGCCGTTATAGCCAAGATCATCGCCCGGATGATTTGTGGTCAGGTAGCTCCATGCCGTCTGCGGGTATGTGCCTGTGAAAGCGGTAAAGCCAAGGGCGGAGAGCGTGTTCGTGTTCTTGTCGATGTAGACCGTGCCGAACCCCTCGATTGGCCCTTCGCAGATGCCGAGGGCGAAGCTGGCGGTATAGGTATAGCCTGCCGAGCCGCCACCGCCCTTGCCGCCGCCTGCTCCGCCGACGACGCCACCCTTGCCACCTCCCCCCGGTGTCGGAGCGGCAGAGGCCGTGAAATCCCCGTACCAGATCACATTGGGCGGGAGTCTGTTTGTGCCGTATACCAAGGATATGCATTTGCCGTAGACGCTAGTCTGAAACTGAACGCCGGATAGAGCAGGCTGTATCGTGCCTTGGGTTTTCGATGCGCCGAGAAGAAAGCTCATGACCGCCCCCAATACGAGAAGAAGCGGACAGGGCGCGGGTCTTTCCCGATCTTCAGGAGCCATTCAGCCTTTGAAACATCTTCGAGCGTGACCATGCCTGCCGTCATATGCGCGTGGATGACGGTCGGCCAGTCGATGATGAGAGCGGCATGGGAAAAGCATCGGCCAAACTTCCAGATCGCAATATCCCCCGGCTGCTGTTTTCCCTCGTCGATCTCGCGGGTATATCCGAGAAGCCCCTCGATGTACTTTTCCTCGTCGCGGTGCAACATGAACATCGGGCTGTAGTGCGGGATGTCCGGGTTGATGACGAGTCCAGCATCCTCGAACACGCAGGAAATAAGCGTGAGACAGTCAACACCAATACCTTTCCTGCGGCCCTCAGTATGGTATGGCGTCCGAAGGTACTGCCGGGCAATCCTGATAACGTTCTCGCGTTCTTCCTGCTCGCTCATACGCCCGTCTCCGGAGCCGGAATAAACGGCTGTCCTCTAAAATTGGCGATATTGCTGAACTTTGTCGCGCAAGTCGTCATCGTCTTGTCGCAGCCTGGGTAGATCGTAAATGTGTCAGAAACAGATGGCGTATAGGGAAGAGGCACAAGGAGATTGATGGTCCCGCCCGTTGTGTAGGATTTAATCGTTCGCGTAAAGCCGTCATTATCCCCGCTTGTGAAAACGATGCGGCCTTGATTGAAGTATCCGGTATCCTGAGAAAGCGAGGCGTTTATCATGCTGACAGTCGTCCCGCTGCCGACAGTCCCGCTCACGGCAAAGCTCGAGCTGTTCAGCGTGCATGCCGAGTCGAACAGTGTATTGAGGCATCCGGGCTGATAGAGGTTGCGCGGCATCTGCTGCGTCAAAAGCTCAAGATGGCTGTTGATATTGAATGTAGCCAGAGAACGTCCGCAGTCTATTTCCACCACGCGCCCTGGAAATATAAGCACCACGCCGCCAACGACAGATGATGGGATGGTTTCGAGCTGCACAGCGCCGCCGCTTTCCAAGCCTTCAGAGCCGCTGCCGTCTTCAAGCTCGACGGTCGGGGCAGGATTCACGAAGACGTTATATTCCGGTGTGAATGCACGGTAGAGATCGAGTTCCGCGCCGTCGAAAAGTCCTAATTTGCATGCCTGCAGAAAATCAAAACCCTCGATCTGTCCGCTGCCGGGGATCACATCAAATTGCAATGTATCGACATCAACCCCGAGTTTCCATTTGCACAATCCCCTGTTTCCGCCGCGTTTCTGGAAGAATGGCCCTGTCATGCCGCCGCAGGAATAGTTATTACCGTTCCATTGTACGTCCATATCACCGCCGCAATATCTCAGTACCGTACCGTCTATAAGAGTGAACACGAAAAGGTCGACCACGTAGAACTGCCGCGTGGCGAGAAGCGCGATCAATTCTGGCGTTGCGTCTTTCATTTTTCGCTGCTGAACTTGATGCTTTTGTTGTCGTATAGGTATTGCAGGAACCGCGTGTAGGTCATGCTGTCGTCGTCGAACCTGACTGGCCAGTAATAGGAGAAGTCAGCAGTGATAGTCTGACTGCTGGCAGGCGCTGACGTGAACGTGAGGACGCCGGGAGCCGTTGAACCCCATGAGGCCACTGACCAGAGAGACGATCCTTGCGACACGCTGTTCATGTAGACCGAGCTGACAGTGTGCGGGGCATAGACTGGCTCGATGAAGCCGCCGAACGTCCGGATAAGCTGGAATGCTGTCGTGGTCGTGTCGCCAACATCGATGGTCTGCCCCGTCACGCTATAATCGTCCGGGTCCGTGAACAGGAATGTGTCGAACCGCCCTCCGCGTGAGTTGAAGAACCCGAGAAGGCTCTGGAAGTCTGCGCTATGCGGTGCATTGGTAAGGGCAGATGAAGACGGAAGGACGCTTGCAGAAAGCTCCCAAAGATAACGGGGATACGACCAGTTCTGTATGCCTGTCCTCTTGCCGCTCACAGATTCCTGAATTGTCGTGCCGCCCCATAGCTCAGTGCGTTTGATCTCGACTTCCAGCCCTGCCAGCGTAGGGAAAACCTGTGTACTCATCTCGCCGCCCCCGCCAATGACTGGTTAAGGTTGCGCTTGGCCATCACGACGGCATTAACCACGGCCTGTTGAAAGTCCTTCATGCCATAGACAGGCCCATTCAAATTGACCGTTACGCCCCCGCCTCTGGAACCTCCCTTTTCAAGCGCATCCATCAGTCTCCTGTTATCCGCAGCCGGGATGATGCGCTCTCCCTTGTGGATGTTGGCCATCATGTCGTTAGGGACGACGTTGGTGCCGATATCGAAAGATGCTGCCGGAAGCTGCGCCATGACGAGCGCCTGAGATGCTGCAGCGGGGCCAGCGGCGGCGGGGCCAAGGAAAGGAGCAAGGTTGGCGAACACGCCCCCGAATGTGAGTGCGCCGTCAGCCGTCAGCGTGCCAATCGCATGGGCCTTCCCGACTGCGTCAGCCGCAACGATTGCCCCTGTCGTCGATGCTGTACGGGCGGCGTTCTGCGTCTGCGTGACGGTTGTCTTAAGGATCTCTGTGGTAATCCATTTTGCGGCCATCTCCTCGACTTTTGTCAGGAAGACGTTCAAAGCACCATCAAGCATGCTTGCTAGCCCTTGCCGGAACGTCATCGTTCCGTTGAGCATGCCGACGATGCCCTGATTGAAAGAGTTGAACAGGGTTTTCCATTTCTGCTCCTCGATCTTGACTTCCTGATCGATGATTTTTTCCCGGTCGAGCTGAGACTTCAATTTGACCTTCGTCATCTGGTTCTGAATTTTTTCCCATTCTGCGCTATGCTTTGCCCAAAGCGTTTCCTCTTTTTGAAGCGCTGACATCTCGGTCTGGTATTCCTGGTTCTTCAGGTCGAGAAGCATCTGCATTTCCTGACGCGAGCTGATCTTGCCTTCGTCGTACATCAGGCGCACTTGCTCGGCCTGAAGGCTGTTCATTTCTTCCGCGAACTGCTTTTCTCCGGTAAGCTTGGCTGTTTCCGTGTCGCGCCAGTTCTTTAGTCTCTGGTCATTCGCACGCTTCTGGTCCTCGGTGATTTTCTGCTGGATGGAGTCGATGGATTTCTGGAAGCTTGCCGCCTGCCCCACATCCCCTATTGCCGTAGCCGCGTTCTTTGATTTTTGAAGCTGCCCGATCTCGCGTTGAAGCCTCACGTCGCGGTCGACCTGATCGCTGAGTTTCGATTGCAGTAGGATGCCGTCCTTCACCGCATCGTTCTGCTGGCGCTTCAGCTTGAGGATCTCCTGATTGACGTACGTCATGTCGGAGTCTTTGGCGAGGTCTTCCCGTTCCCGACCAGCCTTTGCAGAAGCTGTCAGTTCACCATTAAAGTTATAATCAAACTGATTTGCTTTGCTTGTGGCATCGTTAGATTTTGTCAGCCATTGCCACCATAGCTCAAGGTTCTTGGTGGCTGACTCGATCTTGTCACTGAGGCCAGCGAAGTTTGTGGTCAGGGCTTCGACAAGAATGGCTTGCTCTTTTTCCTTGTCTCCCGCGAGCTGTGCCGTCCTGAACTCCTCGAGCTGCGCGACACTCAGTAGGTTGTATTGTTTTTGCAGCTTCTCCAAGGCGCGGACCGGATCCTCCATAGCCTCGGCAACAATCTTTGACGCGCCGGGAACGTCGGTCCGCATGGCCGCAGATATGTCGTACATGCTCTTTTGGAGGGCGTGTATTTTCTCTTCGGACAGGCCAGCCACGCGAACAAGGTTGTCCAGTGATTCGACCGCCTCTTTCTTTGAAACTCCCGCCATATCCGAGAGTTCCTTGGTATAACTCTTGATCTGATCTTCACTGAGCTTGCCGGATTGCCCTGTTGCGATCAGGCCGATTTGTACCTCTTCGAGAGCCTTCTGCGTATTGAAAGCGGATATCTCGAAATATCCGAATACAGCGGTCGCTGCAGTGACGGCCAAAACAAGTGGGTTGGCAAACACCTCGGCAAGCCCCGCGACAATGCCGTGAAGGTTTCCGCTGCGCTCGGCAAGGACCATCATCGAACCGGGGATGCGCGAGAAGTTTCCGCTGACAACCTCATGCGCGAGAACAATCAGCTCACGGGTCGTGCCTGCAGTGGCAATCCCTGCCTTGTTCATGGATGCGGTAGTGGTATCAGCCGCCTGCTTTACGCCTTCCGTGAACTGCTGCACCGCCGCCTGAGACTTCTTCGCGGCGTCCTCAAGCTGTGCGGTGGTGGCGGTAAACTGGACTGATACCTGATTGTCGTCGGCCATTATTCGCCCCTCGGTTTATATTCGAGGTACGCCGCCACAAGCTTGTGAACAGGGGGGTTCTTCTTCCATTGCTGGTAAAGGGCGATTTCACGCGATGGCGTCAAGGTTTCCTCCACATAGTCCCACGTCCAAAAGGTATTGGCGCAGACCTCCGCTATTACGGCGTCGTAATCGGGGAGTTTATCGTCTCCTCCCCTTGCGCTTCCCCCGGCTTTTGTTCCGTGCTTTTCAGGCCGCATTGCTCGACGATCACAAAAATCGCGGAAAAGAGCTGATCATCGGTCACATTCATGCCGAGAATGTCGTCCTTTTTCGCCTGCGGAAACACGGCGCGGACGATCATCTCGATCATTGCGTCATATTCTTTTTCTTCGAGCACGAAGCGGGTTTCTTGAGGTTTCGCGTTCAGGTCGCGGTAGAAGTTCCTGATCGCCGGGACAAGGAATTTACGGCGCCCGATAGCCATTTCCGGTACGTCGAATTCCTTGTCCGCCAGCTTGATTTTCTTAGATTCCATTGGGTCTGAATCCTTTCTATTTTTGTTATGCGCCGACACCCAGAGTGAAGACGTTGCCCGACGAGTCAGCGAACGCCGAGAACTCGAAGTCAGAAACCATGAAGTCGCTGTTCTTCAGGGGGAAGTTGAACTTGGTCGACACGCAGCGGTTCAGCTTCATGTCCCAGTTCGTGCGCGTGCCGAAGTCGGTGAAACCTTCCCAGAGTTCGAGCTGGAATACGGGCTGGATGCCCATGTTCTGGTTCGAGATGAGAAGCTGGTTGCCGTTTCCGGTCGAGAGGTAGTCATAGCTGACGAGGAACCCTGTGGTCGCACTCTCGGCAGTGGACACGGTGTAGAGGCCCGTCGAGGTGTATGTATAGTTACCGATGGTCGGTGCCGCCGCCGTCGAATAGTTGAGCTGGACGGCGGTCGCGCTGTAATACAGGCCGAGGTCAGTGATACCGCTCGATCCGACGTTCCCAACGCTGAATGTAGGAGCTGATGCACCAGCCGAAGCCGCCGAACTTTCGATGACCTTGCGATATTGCGTTGTGTCGACCGTTCCGCCATAGAACAGGCTATTGAACATGTTGATGTCCAGCGTCCCGGTCTTGGCTTTCCCGGTGATCTTTGCCTTGCCCCTGCCGACAGCAACGGGGAACTGTTGCGCCCCGTAGAGCTGCGCGACGTCCGCCGTGATGTCGATCTCGATGTCCTGCAGGACGCCGATCTTGACGGGTGTAAGGCCGGATACGAGAGCGAAGACGCTGCCGCAGCCGAAGGTCTTGGTGGTCGTATTGGTGAGGGATGTCATGTTCTTTTCTCCATGTTTAAGGGATGACGACTTCGAGGGGGATGATCATGAGGCCAGTGCCGTCTAGGTCGCCGGGAACCTGTATGACGTCGCCCATGATGTAACAGTGGTCGATGATGCCGCCGAGCGTGAGAGCTTCCTGACCGACGGGCGGACGCAAGGCCGTGTCGACCTGATCCATGATGTCGCACACGGTTTCGTCGGGGATGGCGCTCTGGTCCTGCCCTGCGGATAGGTAGATAAAGATTTCGCATTTAAGGTTGCGTTTCGGTGGCAGGCCTGTGATCGCACGCTGCGGATAATTTTCCCGCGCCCTCGTCAGGATGAGATAGGGAAGCTGCGCTGACTGAGACAATGAAGAATATTCTGAGAACCGACGGGTGAACGTCTTCACAAGAGGCATGTTGTCCTCAAGCTGTGTAAGCAGGGCGTCCATGATCTGATTGCGGGTGACGCGGGTCATTCCTTCAAGCCCTCCGCCACGGCCATTTTCGTCTGATCGACGATATTGACTTCATTCTCTCGCAGGGACGTACGCATGAAAGAACGCTGCGGCATGCGGACGGTGTAATCGCCTGCCAGCCGACCGAACTTTGTAAAAGAGCCGCCGTATTCATGCAGAGCCGCGTATTTGACATCGCCTGCGGAATAGACCTTGCCAGTGACTTCCTGCGTGGATGACGTGACAAGCCATTGGATACTGCGAACCAGATCACCGGATACGCGGTGCAGCATGGTTGCGGAATACCCTGGCGATGCCGATAGCTTTTGGCGAATGATGTACTTCTGAAGATCGACAGCCAGACGGTAATATGTTTTCTTTAGCGCGTCCTCGACCTTGCGCGGCATGGCCTGCAGGCGCTCGACAACAGCCCTGTCATCCACCGTTACCCTGATCACCACGGCACCATGCGCTTGAAGGGTTGAAGCTTTGATATGATCGCCGCCGTCATGATCGAGTTATCGAACGCGGTGGTGACGTTGCCCTGTATGGTGTGCGATTTCTGGCCGATGTGCTGGCGGTAGCCGTAAAGCTCGCCCGTCATCTGGTTGCACGCGCCCTGAAGGGTTGAGGGAATGTAGCTATAGGACAGCAGGACGGCTTTCCCGGCATCCGCAGCGGCGAAGGTGTACTTGCCGCTTTCGACCTTGTACTGCCCGGTTGTGGGGGTTCCGGACGTTATTGCGGTTGCTGACGTGCCGTTGATGGTCACGCCGTCGTCCTGCATCCAGAGGCCGTAATCCTGATCGGCGTCAAGCTGGTAGGGGCTGGTCGATGGGGCTGTTTGCGCTTCGTCTACCGTGCTGTATCCGGCAGCATAGGTGACAACGATGTTCCGCACGCCAGCGGGGAAATATGCGCCGCCGTAGCACACTGAGCCGCCTTGTGTAGAGCCGCCGATATAATTTAGGTATTGCATCCGACCGGGAGGAAAGCCGTCCCATGGGTCGACGAAATAACCGACATTCGGCTGTGTTGCGGCAGTAAGGGTGATCGAGTTTGCGACGACGGAAGAAACGGACAGCACTGGCCATTGTTTCAATAGCAGCTTCGGGCCTCCGGTGCCGTCGAGATAATCCGTAAATGTTTTCTTGAGAAGGCTCTTGCGGTCGAGGTAGGTCAGTATCCCTTGACTTACGTCCGCGATGATGTCGGTCAGGAGAGTATCGTCGACAACATTCGTCTGCGGCAGATTGTACCACCGTTTGAATGAGGCCAGAGATGTCAAAGCCTGAGCCATGTTGTCCTAAGAAAAAGGGGCGGCGACAGTTGCCGCCGCCCCGCATTAAACCTCCACAGGAAGAATCAGCCGTTACCGACCGCAGTGATCAGACCGAAGCAGAAAGGAGCGTAGATAGCCGGGCCTGCGTTTTCCGCGTACGTGCCGAACTGGTATTCGCGGGTGGTCTGCGCGTATTCCAGAGCGTAGTAGGGGCGGCGCTCAAGAACCTCGGCAACCACAGGCGTCGAGTTCGTCTTGAAGTACGGGGGCAGGGTTTTCGCCATGGCGAGGATCGTACCGGGCGGAAGCGTCGGGTGGATCATGATCGGGATTTTACGACCGCCGGGGATGTACGGGTTGAAGTAGAAGCTGATCGAACCGTTGCCCGTCAGTGCATATTCACCCATATCGCCATCACGCTCGTAGCGCAGCAGCGGGGCCGACGTGGTGTTCAGGACGCGGTTAGTGATGTTGACCATCTCCTGCGCATTCACGTAGATCACGTCTACCGTGACTTTGTAGAGGTTCCACATGTTGAGGAGCATCGTGTCAATCTCGACGACGTTACCCCTGCCGGATGTGGTGAGGATTGAACCAGCGTTGTTCAAGACATAGGCGTTTTGCGGGGTGAGGCTGGTGTTGTTCAGGCATTGGGTGATAATGCCATCGTACGCCGTGACTTGGTTGACGCCGCCGCCAGTCGTGCCGTCGTTCACCGAGTAATCGACAGTGGTGTTCAGGGCGGACAGGAGCTGCGTCGAGGTGCCGGGGGCTGCGGTGATCGTGTAGCTCGGAACCGTCGTGCAGGCTTGGAGGTACAGGCTGCCGTTCGTATTGGCGGTGCCGAGGAACCAGAGCCATGCGATCTCGCCAGTTTTCGCGGTGACGGAGAAGGTGGCCGACACGCTGGACGAGGGAGAAACAGCCGAGGACGCCGCCGAGGGAATGCCGCAGCCAGTATTCACGGTCATGGTTTTGTTGTCGCCCGTGATGATGACGCGCTGTTGGGTCAGGCCCGTCGTCACGAGGGGAAGGCCAGTCGTCGTTGAAAGGCCGTTGTCCAGAACGAAGTTTCGATAGCCTTCATACGTCAGGCCGATGACCTTGGCGTAGAAAGTGCCGGAGAAAGAACCGGATCCGGTCGTCGTGCCCGTCGGCGTGTTCGCCGTTGCCAGTTTCAGCGTCTTGTTGCCGCCGATCAGCGAGTCTTCTTCGGAAACCATGAGGGTTTCGAGCGTGAAGAAGTGCGCAGTGGCAAGGGCGTCTTCGAAGCCTTCCGAGCTGGAAACCGCTTCGAACGTCACCGTGCCGTCTTTGCCGATGGTCACATAGTTCTGGGAGACAGGGATAGTCGCGAGCGTGATCTGGCTTGCACGCTGGCCTTCGTTCACCCAGGGGGATGCGCCTGCACCGCCGCGGCTGTACGAGGATGAGTTTGCAGTGATCGCCTTCCAGTGCGCGGTGTTGCCGGGGCCAGCGCGTTTCGTGCGCGGCAGGCTTTCGCGGATGGGGGAGAGCCACGGAACCAGGTGGCGCGATGGAACCATGAGGTCATAGGGGTCGAAGCCGCTGGCCGAGGTGACACTGGTCTTCACCATCTTGCCGTCTTCGAACTTGACGCCTTCGACGATGGGCTTCAGGACTTCTTTCATGAGGTCGTGGCGCAGCATCTTGTTTTCTTCGGTTTCGCTGCGCTTGTAAACGCTGCCGTCCCCGCCGTCTCCCGCGACGAGCTGCGTGTCGAACTTCTTGACGTCGCCATATTTCTCGTACACGGCGGCGAATTTGGCTGCCTGCGCTTCGGTAACACCGTCAGCTTGCAGCATGGCTTTCGTCATTTTCATGGTCATTTTCCTTTGTTAACTGTTGAGCATGTTGGCGATGGCTGCGGGGGAACGGCCATTGAGGGGGAATGTGCGGGTCGGCTTGTCATCGGCGGTGCCGTCGTCGTTGCCGCCCTTGTGCACGGTCGTCAGGTGCACGTTGTCGGCGGCTGGCTGGTCCTCGATCTTCTTGACGCGCTTGGCGATATCTTCGAGCTGCTTGGAAACCTTTTCATCCAGCTTCTTCTCGATGGCGGCGGGGAGATCGGTGAGCATCTTCTTGAGGGCTGCGATCTCGCCCTGCGCCTTGGAAAGCTCATCTTTGGCGCGTTTCAGGAGTTCGGAGGATTTGTCGTCCCCGTCGTCGCTTTCCAGCTTGGCGAGGGCTTCGGCCTTCAGCTTCTCGGCCTTGATTTCCTCGTTCTTGGCGAGCGCGGCTTCCTGCGTGTCATGGGTGGAACCGTCGGACGCCTGCCAGAGCTGCTTGACGAGGAGATCGAGCTGTTCGGTTTCGACTTCCTTGGCGGCGAACTTGCGCATTTCCTCGGTGCCATCTTCCTTGATGACCGTGAAAGAGGCGTCCTTGATGGCGTCGAAAATGGCAGACGGAACGCAGGGGTTGTCGACGACTGAGACTTCCGCGATCTTGGGGATGAAGCGTTTGACGCCTTTCTGCGCGGGGTCTTCCCATCGTTTGGCGTACGTGCCGCCAATGCTGAAGCCGTTCAGGATCCCTTTGTCGGCCTCTTCGAGAGTCCTGTCGTCGACCTCGACCTCGCCATGAATAGCTTTCGCAACATCGTCATAGACGATCTCGACCGCTTTGCCGCAAACCTCGTTGCCGTGCATCTTGCGGATGTTGCCCTTGCTCTTGCCCTTGGAGGCTTTCGAGATCTCCTCGGACCACGCTTTGATGGCGGCTTTCGTGCCGTCGTAGTCAGCGATCTCGCCAGACTTGTCGACGACTTCAGCCGTGAAAACGCCGTGAATGCGCTTCTTTGCAACGTCCACTTTCGTGAGTTGCATGAATTTTTGGAGCTTTTGTGCGGACATGCGTCTTCCCCATGCGAGTTAATAACGATGTCGCTGTGGGGACAGGACGATGACTAGATGTTAGGGTATATCCCATTAATTGTCAAACGGGTCTTAATCGGACGTGACACCGACCAAAACACAGCGACAATTCGGGTGCGCGAGAGGGGCTGTGTCTCCGCTCGGGAATATGCCGTCAAGCTCTATCGGACCAGCCAGCATGTTCTCCTCGCAGATAGGGCAAGGCTCAAGCGTGGCGTCCCATTCCTTCCGGATTTCTACGCCTGCTGCCTTCGCTTCCATCATGCCCATGAGAGAGCCTTGCGAGTTGGCGATGCCGATTTCTGTGGAGGCAATCAGCTTGGCCCGTTCTTCTGAAAAGAAATAGCCCTGCATGATGTCCTTGACGATCTCATCCTTGCCGACGTTATCGGCCAGCCCTTGGCGGATGGTCTGCTGCAGGGCGCGGCGGGTGGAATCGTCGATCAGGGTGACAAGTTCGGCGGCGCGGCTCTTGGCCCATGCGACGGCGCGTTCATTGACCTGATCGACAAGCCCTTCATTCACAATGGAAATCTGCCCGAGGATGATGCGGCCCGACTCTGCTGCTATGTCCGCCGTTTCATGGCGCGAAGCACGACCGACGTCATCCAGATGCGAAAGATCAAGCTCAAGAGGAATTTCCCGGCCGTCTTCGAAAGGCTCATCAGCGGCCTTGTGAAGATACCCGATAAGTTGGTGCGTGATGGATTGCGCCGCTTTTTGCAGGGCTTTATGAGCATCCCTTGCAAGCCGCGCTTCCGCAGCCTTCACCGTGGGGCGGTCTAATTTCGTATGGATTGCGGACTTTTTTTTTAAGTCGCCGGAAGATGGCGGGAGAGAAGGATCGGCCCCCAAAGACTTTTTACTGTCTGCGCCGCCCCCCTCTCCCATGGGTTTCTTCGGGGGGTTAAGTGTCGTCTGGATTGTGGCGTCCGTCTGCGCTGCGGCCTGTTCGAGCGTCACGAATCCGGAGGCCGTGATGACGCCTAGTTCATTGCAGATCGGGTTCGGGTCGGGATCAAGGCCCACTCTCTCCCGAGCTTCGTTAATCCTCATAATGGCCTTCGAAGTATAGCCCGTCAGGATGTTCATCTGCTCGGCGGGGTCGGTGTCCTCCTTCTCGGCCCAATCGAAGCACAGGTCGGGGTAGTTGAAATGCTGCGGGGACTGGACGATGCGGTTAATCAGGTTCTTCACCCAATTCTCGATAGGGGCTTTTCCTTCCTCGTCGGTCGACTCCTTCTGCGTTTCTGCTGTGGCGCGGTTCATCTGCTGGATAAACGGCTGTGGGGAGATGCCGAGAGCGAAACATAGGATACGGGCAATGTAGTCGTCGTACACGTTCTTCAGCTCCGGCTCGCGGAGTTGCTCGAAATGCTCAAGCCCCGGAACGAACTTTACCTTGCGTTTCTGCGCGAGGTTGCCGGAGTACATGCTGTCCCACCACTCGGTGAACTGAGCGGCTTGGGCAGGCGTGAAGGTTTCGGGCAGCCCACCGATGGCGTCAGGAAGGTTACCCTCCTGGTAATAATTCTGGTTAAAGATGGCGCGGTTGATGGCCGCATTGATCGTGACCATCGTCATCTCGACCGGGGACTTGCCGTACACTCCCCACGATTTCATGTTGCGCGGCATGTAAAGGAGCTGGTCGGTCGTGTAGGAGACAGCCGGGACACCCTTCAGTATTTGCTTGAAGGCAGGGCTAGGAGGGAGAGGGCGACGGCCATTCCCGTCAACGTTCAGGGCGATGGTCGCGCCGTCGATATATTCCAGACCGTAAACGCCTCCTGCCCGGTTGCGCCTGATATATACGGCTGGCGCGTCGATCACGAACAGGTCTTCGAGAAGGGGGCGCAGCCATTGATCCCATGTGTTCACCTTGTCGGGCATGGAGAAGAAGTCGGTCAGTTCCTTGATGCGCGGATCATTGTCAGCGTCTTCTTCCTCATCGACAGGCCTGATACACCACTTTCGCGCCTCGATCTGGTCTTTGCGGTTCTGGATGATGATCTGCATGATGTCGCAGCGGGCGTAAAGATCGCGGAGCTGCTTGAACGTGACCTTTGCATCTGGGCGTGGCGTGATCTGAAGGTTGTAGCCGACAGAGAAATCCCATTGCCTTCCCTGCACACTCTGCGGCGCGAAGTCGGGCAAAGGCTGAAGCGGCGAGAACCATGTCTCCGGCGTGATGCCTTCGATGATCTGCTGCTTGCCGCCTTGTCCTGTGGGCGTTGCGGGACGTGACCAGAGTGCAACGGGTACTTCTGCCATTATTGCACCGTCAATTGCTGGCGCAGATACCCAACGCCATATGATATTTGCGCGTCGTTATTCGTGACCGTGACGGCGCGGTTCATGCTGTCGACCGTGATGGCTTCATGCGGGTAGTACCCTGCAGGCGCTCCAAGCGTGTCTGTGGCGAGGATGGGAATTTGTATGACGAGCGGGTTGACACTGGAAACGATGATCGTGCTGCCTGCTGTCGTCTTCGTCACGGTCTGACCGGGGAGATACCACGACCACTTGATCGACATGCCAGTTCCGTTGATGCCTGCGCCATCACCGTCAACGATAGCCATTTCGAGTGTAACATCGTTATTTGAAACGATCTCGAAGTTCAGCTCGTTCGCCACTACTCGGCTCCTGTCATGGACACTTTACTTATAGCATAGCCCTTAGTTTCAGGCAAAAGGATATATCCTGTCAGCTCTATCGGGTTGACGACGAACCAGTTCAGTACGCTCCCGGATGCGATATCCGGGTTTTCTATGACGAGGCCATGCAGATCGTCGAACACTGAGATTGTGCCGCTGGCCGTGTCCTTGTTTTCCGTCATGCTGCCTGAGAGATTGATGGAAATAGCTGCCACGCCATGAGCCGTATCCGGTCTTTCGGTGATAGCCCCGGTCAGTGAGAACCTTTCGGTGACAACACCCGCGCACACGTCTCGCGCTTCAGTGATTGCACCGCTTGCCGAATACCTCTCTATGACGACGCTTGTCACCGTATCCCGAGCTTCAGTTATGGCGGCTGACGCTGAAAAGCTCTCGGACGCCACGCCAGCAGCCGTGTCAGAGTGTTCTGTGATTACGCCGCTAATGGGGGCTGGCGTGAATATCCATCCAGTATTTCCGCCGCCATTTGTGGAGTGCCCTCCGGCATAGAACGTCGCACCACCTGTTGCCGCTGAGTTTGTTAGAGAAAGCCAGTCCTGCCAGATGATGCCCGACGCGATGGAGAACGTGAAAGCTGACGAGCTGGATGCGGCCAAAGTCGTGACATGGCCGGATTGCCCCATGGCTGAAAGGCTTGTCATGGTATAGGTCGAACCAGATGTCCATATCGTGCTTGAGTCGGGCGCAAGAGTGAGGGCTGCGAGGGAAGTAGCTCCGGATATCGTGACCGTGCCGTTAGATGCCGCGCCGCTAATGGATAGGTTATTGAAAGACAAGCCGCCTGTCGTGATCGTCTTAGTTGTGGCCGATGTATCGGTAATGCGGACGGTCGATCCTTGCGGGTTGAGTGTGATATTCGTCGGTGTCGCGCCTGCCGACCACACGTTCCCTGTGCCTGAGAGCGTCCATGTGCCATTGCCCATGTTGATGACGCGAGTTGTCGAGCCAGAGACAGAGCATGTCGTACCCGACACGTTACCTGTGATCGTAGTCGTGCCGCCAGTAAATGACAGAGTCGTGGTTGCGGCGATAACGGCAGCCTTGAAACTGCCTGACGAAGACATCACCACCGATGTCGCTGATGTGAGGGTCTGTCCTGTCGCGTCAAGGCTTCCGGTGGAGGTTGCCCCTATAGACCCTGATGTCGTTGTTATACTTCCACTGACGGTGCAAGATCCTGCAGAACATGCGAACGACGACGCGCTTATTCCAGATGCGCCTACCGTGACAGTCGCGCCTGAAACAGAGAAAGAACCTGTTCCTGTGAACCCGAGGATATTGAGAGTTCCGGAAGAGAGGGCGGTTGCCGTGCCGCTAATCGTATAGGATGCGCCGCTTACTGTGCCGCCTGCGACGTTGAGCGAGCTGGTGAAGGTGGCGTTACCGCCGAGGTTGAATGTGCCGCCATTTGCGATCAGTGCGCGGGGGGCGATGGTCGAGTTTGCCGTCACAGTGCCGAGCGTCATGGTGATGTCGCGGGTAGATGAATAGGCGTCAGTTAATGTCCATCCGCCGCCGCTACCGTTGAACTCCACTGGCCCCATGCTCTTGCCAGCCGTGGTGATGGTGTTCCCGGTCGTGGTTGATATGAACTTGAGGATTGATGCTGTGTTCGGCGCGTAGTTCATGCCAGCGACGAGCTTGAAGCTGCCGCCTGTGCTGTTGCCTACGTCAAGTTCTTTGGCTGATGCGTGGGTGAGAGTTCCGGTATATCCGGTAAAATCCGCTGACCGACAGACTGAGGGCGTACCGGACACACCGTCGATGGTGAGGTTTCCGCTGGTGGCTGTGGCAAAGATGTCGTCGGCGTTGGTAGGGACGATGCCCTCGGCCCATGTGCCCGTCGCGGACCAGTTGCCGCCAGCATTGCTGATCGTCCTGGTTGCCATTTATCAGACGCCTTATGAGTTGCCTTCGAGCAGCGTCAGTGAGGTGATGGCTACGGCTGCACCGCTTGAAATGCTGGCCGAGTTCAGGACAATCTCATTCCCCGCGCTCGATCCTGCTGTGAACTGGATTTTCGCCGTGCCGCCGGATGTGGTGAACCTGGCATAGCTTGCCGTACCTGTGCCATCTGCCGCGCTCTCGGTCGTGAAGGCGTTCGCGGTAAGCAGGCCGGATGATGCCGCAGCGAAGGCGTTCGATGACGTGATGGCGACTTGGGCGAGCAGGATGTTGAGCGATGAAGCCGTTGCGCCCACGTTCGCCGGGATAGAGCCAGCCGATGAGCTGTAAATCTTCATGACGGCCAGTGTGCCGAGTGCGGTCGTGATGGCGTCCATGCGGGTGTTCCGCAATGTCGTGTCGTAACTAGGCATAGGTTATCCCTCCGATCTTGATTGTTGCGTCAGGTGTCAGACCTTGGGGAATGTCCTTGAATTCGAAAGATGTCAGGTTGTAGCGGCTCTTGAGCTGGCCGGATATTCTGGCGAGGAGCGTGATGATGTCGTTCGCCTGATGAAAGCGCCTGTAGCCGTCAGGGTATTCGACAAGCGCCTCAAAGTCCTGCGTGCTTATGATTTTGACGGTCAGCTCGTCGCCAGAGAGATTGACGGGCGGCACTGTCCCGGCAGGCAAGACCAGACCTGTGCCACGCTGCTGCATTAGCCCACCTTTTGATAAGTCATCACCGCACTGGAAGCTGCGGCGCAGCAGCCGTAAATCTGGCCGTTCGGCGGCACGGCGACAAGAGTGGGCGGCATGGTGGTGAGGAGAGGGTATCCGGTCGATACCGTGAGCGCGGTTGAGTATGCCGTCGTGATGAAGCATGTGGCAACCGTGGCCCATACCGCGTACACACTCGGCGTCGATGAGAGCGGAGGCGTGCAATTTCCGAGGCTACTCAAAGTGACCGCAGTTCCGAGAGAGCCAAGCTGTAGGGCGTCGTTATATGAGGACATGTGTCACTTCCAATTCTTTTCGATGTAGTCGAGCAGAACAAGGGCCTGCTCCGTGCCATAGACGCCCATACGGGTCGCCTCGAAGTTGTTCTTGTGCGCGGAAAGCTGCTGGTTAAGCTCTGCGCGTTTCTGCGCGATGATGGCGTTCAGTCTGGGGGGCGGTTCATAGCCGTACTGATGCGAGGCGGTCAGCAGCTCACTCGATGCCGGGAGCGTGATCTTGATGCCTTTGGCCCTCGCCCAACCGAGCAGGAACGTGCAGCCGGGTTTCTGATGCGCATATTCGCTGTCCGAGGCCATGTTGATGCCCCACATACCGATCTCAGTCGCGCCTTCGTCAATGGCGTCCGCGATCAACCATGCAGCGGAGGAGGTGAAATAGCGCCCATACTTATCTAGCTTGGTCTGGAAGTCAAAGCGCGTGGCATCCGGGGCCTGTTCGTATGCGTCCTTGGTGATGTAGTTTTTCCCGAGGGCCGAGACGTGCTTCCAGTATTCCTTCTTCTGGTCAGCCGCCGCCATAGGCTCGATGATGGACTTGTCATGCAATTCGTAAATGCGGTCCAGTCTCTTGCCGCAACCGACGACGCCGAAGATGCCCCAGATCTCCCATGTCGGATCGTCGAAGGGTGCAAGCTGCCATTGCGGCGCGGTGCCGATAATGGCGATCTTGCGGGGCTTTTTTTCCGGCTCTGCTGTCATGTTCACCTCTGGGGAAAGGTTGACGTTTCGCTTACGACGATGCGATGCCGTATACCACAGCCGCAGAAGAGTTCGAGTAAATCGAGCGGTTGGAGAGCTGGTATAGCGTCGAGCCGACTGAGATCAGGTCGCATGTGCCTTTGTTGCACGTAAGGACCGTGGCTGATGCCGCGAGGTTGTCGAGAAGGCTGACACCCGAGGACGTGATCGTGACGTTGCCAGTCGACGCTGCGACAA